TCCTGAAGGTGAAGATTCTATATTTATAAAAAAGAAAAAGAAAAAATGATAACTAACTACAATACGTGTTTAGAAATAATATTAGAACACGAAGGCGGTTTTGTAAATCATCCTAAAGATCCGGGTGGAATAACGAACTACGGTGTCACTAAAAAAGTCTACGATAAGTGGGTAGGCAGAGAGACTACGCCTAAAGAAATGCGTGACTTGACGCACGAAGATGTAGCACCTATCTATAAAAAGAATTATTGGAATAGAGCTAAATGTGATCAACTTCCTAGTGGGGTTGATCTTTGTGTATTTGACTGGGCTGTTAATTCAGGCGTATCACGATCAGCCAAGGCTTTGCAACGCATAGTCGGTGTAGAGCAGGATGGTGGCATAGGCCCGATGACAATAGCTGCAGTAGGTGATATAGAAGCTGTAGAAATAATAGAACAAATGCATTACACACGTCAAAGTTTTTATGAGAAGCTGTCTACGTTTGATACCTTCGGTAAAGGCTGGACTAGACGTAACGATGAGACAAAAGAAAAAGCACTGGAGATGGCTCATGGCTAGACAACTAACAGAAAGACAGCAGACTTTTTTATCTGTACTCTTTGATGGGGCAGGTGGTGATGTAGTCGCTGCTAAAAAACTTGCAGGTTATTCTGACGCTACTAGTACTACTGAAGTTGTTAATTCTATGAAAGAAGAAATACTAGAAAGCACACAAAGCTATATGGCACGTAATGCTCCTAAAGCTGCAATGGCTATGGTAGGTGGTTTATATGATCCTACTGAGTTAGGCATAAGAGATAAAATGTCAGCAGCTAAAGAGTTGCTAGATCGTACTGGACTCGTTAAGACAGAGAAAGTACAAGTAGAAGCTAAAGGTGGTGTAATGTTAATGCCCCCTAAGAATACAGAAGAATAATAATGCCAAAAATACTAGATAGATTATCCTCACAGCTTATAAATAAAGGACACTCAAAAAAATCTGCCTACGCAATAGCTACAAAAAAATTACAAGATAGTGGTAATTTACATCGTGGAACTAATAAAGCTACAACTAAAGGTATATTAAGAGGTAATATGACTCCATCTTTGAGAGCTAAACAAAGAGCATCAAAGCTATCAGGAAAACCTATTAGTAGGTATAGATACAGTTCTAGTACCAATAGAGCTACATTAAAATAATGGAACGTAAAAGTTTAGGTAAGTGGAAATTACCACAGCCTACAGATATAAAAGAAGAAAATGAATGGGTAGCAATACCTAAGATTTCTCGCACTATACCTTTTGGGTATGAAGTAGATAAAAAAGACAACGGTATACTAAACCCCATACCTGACCAACTAGATAAACTAGAAATAGCAAAACGCTATTTAAAACAGTATTCGTATAGAGAAGTGTCACAATGGCTAACTCGCAATACAGGTAGATACATATCACACGTAGGTTTAAGGAAACGTTTAGAAAATGAAAAAAGAAGAAACAACCAAGCTGCAAGCTTACGCAGATGGGCAGACTATGCCAAAGAGGCGATCGCCAAAGCGGAAAAAATTGAAAGCCAAAGAGTCGGTTCAAAAGAAAGCTACAGCGAAGAAGAAGCTAGAACAACCTAAAGTAATAGAGATTGAAAAACTTGATCCTATTGAGACTATTGAAGAACAACATAATGTTATATTTAAACCTAATCATGGGCCTCAGACTGAGTTCCTTGCTGCAGGTGAAAGAGAAGTTTTATATGGCGGCTCGGCAGGTGGTGGAAAAAGCTATGCTATGCTTGCCGATCCGTTACGATATATGGGGCATCCTGCATTTTCTGGGTTGTTATTGCGACATACTACAGAAGAGCTTAGAGAGCTTATATTTAAGTCTCAAGAGATGTATCCAAAAATCTGGCCCGGAATAAAGTGGTCAGAAAGAAAGATGCAGTGGGTCGCACCATCTGGTGCAAGATTGTGGATGTCGTACCTTGACAGAGAGGACGATGCTTTGCGTTATCAGGGTCTGGCGTTTAGTTGGATAGGTTTTGACGAGTTAACACAATGGCCCACACCATTCGCATGGAACTACATGCGCTCTCGTCTACGATCCACTGCACCCGACTTACCAGTCTTTATGAGAGCTACTACAAATCCGGGTGGTAGAGGACATCACTGGGTCAAAAAAATGTTTATTGATCCTGCTGCTACAGACACACCTTTTAATGCTACAGACATTGAAACAGGAGAAGAACTAAAGTACCCAGCAGGTCATGAAAAAGCAGGCAGACCTTTGTTTAAACGTAGGTTTATACCTGCTAGATTAAGAGATAACCCATACTTAGCTGCACAAGGTGACTATGAAGCAATGCTTCTGTCATTACCTGAACAACAACGTAGGCAGTTACTAGATGGCGATTGGGATATCAAAGAAGGTGCAGCATTTACAGAGTTTGATAGGAATGTACATGTTGTTGAACCCTTTGATGTACCTAACAACTGGGTTAGGTTTAGAGCATGTGACTACGGATACGGAAGTAAATCAGGCGTTGTATGGTTCGCTGTATCCCCAAATGAACAGCTTATTGTATATAGAGAACTTTACGTAAGCAAGGTACTAGCTACTGACTTAGCAGACATGATACTAGAACTAGAAGCTGGTGATGGTGGAATGAGATACGGAGTACTTGACTCTTCTCTGTGGCACAAACGTGGTGATACAGGCCCATCTCTAGCAGAACAAATGGTACAACGAGGTTGCAGGTGGAGGCCGTCAGACAGAAGTAAAGGCTCACGTGTAGCAGGTAAAAACGAAGTACACAGAAGATTACAGATAGATGAGTTTACAGAAGAACCACGATTAGTATTTTTTAATAATTGTCACAATCTTATTGCTCAACTACCAGCGTTACCCATAGATAAAAAGAATCCAGAAGATATTGACACAACTTCAGAAGACCACTTGTATGATGCTTTAAGATATGGTATAATGTCAAGACCAAGGTTTAGTATATTTGACTATGATGCAAGTAATACAAGAACATCACGAATGCCTGTTGCAGATGCAACATTTGGCTATTAAAGGTAAAATAAATGGCAGAAGAAAACGAAGTATTTATTGAAGACGAAATAGTTATGCTGGAAGATACAGAAGAATCTGTTACTGAAGATATTGACGTATCTGCTATAATTCCTTTTATTATGGAAAGATATAAAAGAGCAGATGATTATAGACAGCAAGATGAAACACGCTGGCTAAGATCTTACCGCAACTACAGAGGTATATATGGATCAGACGTACAATTTACTGAAGCAGAAAAATCTCGTGTATTTATTAAAGTAACTAAAACTAAAACTCTTGCTGCCTATGGCCAGATAATAGATGTGTTATTTGCTAATAATAGATTTCCATTAACTGTTGATCCTACAGAGCTACCCGATGGTGTAGTTTCAGATGTTAGCTTTGATCCTAAAGAACCAGAGCAACTTAGAGAAACAGAACCTAAAGACAGTCCTTATGGATTTTCAGGTGATGGTATGGATGTTCCAGCAGGAGCTACAGAAAAAACTCTTATGGAAAATTTAGGAGTTCTTAAAGATGACCTTGAGGGAATAGAAAATTTAAAGATGGGAGTAGGTAAAACTCCTACAGCAGTTACATTTAGTCCAGCTATGATAGCAGCAAAGACTATGCAGAAAAAAATACAAGATCAACTAGAAGAATCTAGTGCATCTAAACATCTACGAAGTACAGCATTTGAAATGGCTTTGTTTGGTACTGGTGTAATGAAAGGCCCATTTGCTATAGATAAAGAGTATCCTAGTTGGAATGATGATGGCGAGTATGAGCCTACTATAAAAACAGTTCCACAAGTATCTCATGTATCAGTGTGGAACTTCTATCCAGACCCAGATGCTAACAATATGGATGAAGCACAGTTCGTTATAGAGCGACATAAAATGTCACGTACTCAGTTAAGAGCATTAAAAAGAAGACCTTACTTTCGTTCTGCTGTAATTGATGAAGCAATTCAAATGGGTGAAAACTATGATAAGGAACACTGGGAAGATGACTTATCTGATTACGCACCAGAATACGGCACAGACAGATTTGAAGTGCTTGAATACTGGGGAATGTGTGATACAGAAATGCTACAAGAGCAGGGTGTAGAGATACCTGAAGAGTTAGAAGACACAGACGAATTACAAACTAATGTATGGATATGTAATGGTAAGTTAATTAGAATGGTCATTAATCCATTTAAACCTTCACGTATACCTTACATGGCTGCTCCATATGAGCTTAACCCATAC